CCTGTTGTGCTAACTGTTGATCCGTCGTCTAATATAGTCAGTGTCTTAGTAAGAACCGCTTCTTTGCTCTCAGAATCGATCATATTGAACTCATACGTCTTAGATGATACATCCTGATTCTTCTGATCTTCATTCTTGAATTTGAACGTAACAGGATTGGATACCCCTCTATGTAGTGTTAATCGTCTATCGTACACTTTTGAATTCCTTCCGTGATAACCATTTATGTTGGCGATTACCAACTGTGATAGTAAATACCTTGAGACTGTTTGCATAGTACATATTTAACAGTATTTATAGATATAGAATGAACGAAATTTTTAACACACTGAGAGATAAATTCCCATTTTTAAGCCTTATAAGAAAGGGCGATTTAGAATTTGTAGGAATAGTACAGAATGAGGATACAAATGTCATTAGTTTTTATGACTATGGAAGACTTATGATGCCAGCAGATAAAATGAAATTTTTGAAATGTGGCGAAATTTGGTGGCACGAGTCCAATCGTAAATTACCAATAAACATATTTCTAAAAGGTGAGTTCAGATATTTTAGACATACTTTGATAACATTGAATGCAAAAGATATCGAGATCGCTCATGGACCAACAGTAAAGCTCTCTGAAATTTCAAAGAAACGAGTAAAGAGAAGAACCATACAATTAGTTAGACGCCCTGTTTAATCTTTAGACTTTTCAATATACTTTTTATAATATATCGTCAGCGGACTATCTGCTTGATAAGGACAATCATGCGAAGGCATTTTATATATTTTCTTTTTACGTTTTCTGGGAATTTTTTTCTTAAGTTTCTGATGGTGCATCAAAACTATATTTAGCACTGCTTATCAAATTCATCTGTACAACAATAGCTTGGGCATAAGCAACAGCATGTGACTTCTTGAAGAAGTATGACCCGTCTGTGGGTTTGATCCAAACATCTTTCATTATATCTACCCAGTCCTTGTACATCAACTGTCTCTTGGCAGGACGTATTATGGCTAACACAGCCGCAAGTTGTTCTATAGTTTTAGGTTCTAGTTTTGACACTATATTGAAATGTCCATTTAGGTGGAAAAGATTTTCTACAGTCTTAGGATCCTTTAACATGTCCCAGTCTGGCTCTTGAATCATTAACTCTACAAGTTCTTGTTCTGATTTTACATCCTTGTATAGATTTACATTCAAACAATCTATTTTAAAGTATCCTCTGTCTTCTGCATTTTTATAATCTAGTGACGCATGACCTGTAACTGGATGTTCTGGTACAGCATGAAAGTAAACTCCTGTCTTGTGTTTTTCAGACTTGCCATTTTTAATCATTGACGCTGGCGTATGTTTGAAAAGTTTTAGTGTGTTATCTCTATCAAAGAAGTCTATGTCTACGTCAGGCATTAGTGTATACTTCCTTTTTCTTTTTCGTTGTGTTTGATAAAATGTTCTTTCGAGCCCGGTTGTATTACTTCTACAACTTCCAACAATGCTTTGTAACCTTCGCTGTTTAACATCTCTGTATCCATTCTTGGCACAATAACTTTTCCTATTGATCCGTCCTTTTTAATTGTAATTGCACAATCTCCTTCTTCAAAATCTAAACTCTCTGCAATCTCTAAATTTACCTTAGACAATTTTAGCCTCCCTTGCTGTGTCTTGCACCAACATGTGATCAGCTGGATAGCTTTTTAATTTAGATGGCCAAAAACTTGGATTTATGAATCTTTCTATCATTTGTAATTGCTCGTCATTAAATGATTTTAACATTCTTTTGCCTGCACTGCAACCTAACAACAACCACGGGCTTATCTTTCCTTGCTGAATATGTTGTACTGCTCTGTTGGTGTTCACAAGTCTGAAGTAGTCTGGCCATTGTGCATTCTGCTCTGTAGCCCAGTCCATCATGGTAGCTATGCTTCTCTGTAGTGCGGCCTCTACAGGTTCCGACTTTAATGCTTCAATTAGATATGCTTCGTATAGATCATCTCTAGCCCAGTGATCCAGTTTGATTTTTGATTTCAGCACAAACTCTATGTACTTCTCTGGATACAAAGGATTTATATGCATAATGAATCGACCAAATTTAACAAATGCATTGTAGTATGCACTTTTTACAAAGTCGTCGTACGTCCTTGGTTTTGAATTATGCTGATGTATCTGATAGAATCTTTGGAACACCATGAATGCATTCACTACCCACTTCTCATCTTGTTGTAGGTATCTTCTTTTAGGCTCGCATAGATGTACTTGTAGTGTACGTTCCTTCGCAAATTCTTTACCACAGTATGTGCATTTATTTGTCGATGCCATGGGCCTCCATTAATTCCTCTAGTTCCCTATCTGTTATTATTTTGTCTAGTGTTTCTAAGTCTGACTCTTTCCATGTTGGATATATCTGTTGTAGTTTCTTAAGACTTTTGTTTGGTACACGCTTCATTGGCTTGATCCATGGATGGAATTGTTGTTGTAGCGATCCACACATAGCAGTCAACACCCATAATAGTTTCTTGTGTTTGCCTAATGTAAAGCAGTGTTTATTCACACACTCGTTGACCATTTCTACGTAGTGTTCTACAAAAAACTGATCTTTTGAAGATGTGCTAGAAACATACCTCATCAGCATATAAGGTGAGTACAATGACTTTTCCTTATCATCTATTCTATCAAAGTAGTCTTTGTTCCTAAAATCAACTGCTTTAAGTCCGTTCCTTAGATCAAAGAATTTTCTATTTTTTTCTGCCGGCATATTTTAATCCAAACATTGTGCATTCTTTTGCGTTTACAAATGTTAATTTTATTTTATTGTGCATGTGATGTAAACCTGAAAGTTGTAATTTATTTTTCTTTATAAAATCAAAAAATTCATACATCCAGTTTTCATCCATCCACACAGCAATCTTGTTGCTGGTTATCATGATTGGTGCGTCTATTGTTATTGTCTTCCTACCAGACCGAGCCATAGTCTATCTGTTCACACTGTCTTGATATATCCTTAACAAAATAAGCACACATTGGTTTTGGCCCATTGCTTAATGGCACAGCTAACATCTGTCCTGATTTAATTTTAGGGAAGTACCATTTTACTTCCGTGTAGATATCAACTACATCTATTGGTATGAAGTCTGGTTTAGGACTAGATAAAGGATTAAAAGTAAAAGCATCAAATCCTCGATCGTTTAAACTTGTGATAGGCAAGACATGCATCTCAGATTGTCCTGCTTCGCCTATTAGCATCTTCCAATCGAGCGGCATCTTTATTTTGTGTCTACCAATTTCTAGTACTGCCGCTGGAGCATTGAAGCTCTCTAGGAATATTAGAGGTATATAAAAGAAATCAGGATTAGCAGGATCAGAATTATCAAGCACTGCAAATCTTAAATCTTCATCAACCCATTCTGGAACTTTCTCCAGGGTGTATGTTCTATTATCTAGTGTAAGGATTTTCATAATTTATCTTTTCTATATTATACGGGTAATTGGCCTCTTTGTAAAACTTTTTCCTTGCCCCCAAGTGTCTTTTTGCAAACTTGCAACTACTGGTAATATCCCATATCTGCACACTATCTTTATCCTCTGCTTTTCTTATTCCTCTTCCTATGCTCTGTATGACCCGAACAAATGACTTGCCCGGCTCTATGAGAACAAGATTAAAAATACGAGGAATGTTAATACCAACACTGGCAACTCCATATGTGGCGATAATAATTTTATTTGTTGCAGTAGATACTTCATCATATTGTTCCTTCCTATCTGTGTTTTTAGTTGATCCAGAAACAAAAACTGAATCATCTAGTTGTTCTTGTAATATTTGTCCTGCTGATATTCTGTCAACTAGTATCAGTGTGTTGCCCGATGTTGAGATATCTTTTACAGTGTTCGCTACCCACTTCATTCTCGTTTTGTCTGTGGTTAACCATTTTAGTTCCTCGCCGTAGGTCTTAAATTGTGGATGGTCTTGTGTTTGCAAAACATTCACATGGCAGTTAGCCAACACGCCTTTGTCTTGTAGTTCACTGGCCTGTATTCTATTTGACACTTCTCCTATGCTACATTTCAAACCCATAAATTCATAATCTGCTTTTGGAACTGTGCCTGTAAGTCCCCAACGTATACCACAATGTGCAAATGGTCCTGTTAACAATCTTTTTAGTACATCGGCTTTGGCCATGTGTACCTCATCTATGATTACTGTGTTGATTCCTTTTATTGCTTCTGCAAATGCTTCTGAGTGTTCGTCCTTGCTTTTCTTTTCTAAAACATTTAATGATTGCCAAGTTGCAATAGTGTTAAATCTTCCTAGCTCTTTTCTATCTCCGTAGTATACGCCTACATCTAAATTACAAGCGATAAAATCTTCTTCCGTTTGTGTAACAAGACTTTTGTTTGGAACAATAGTCAGTGTACGACCATATGGTTCAACTAGTTGGCACAAGGCCGCTGTTATGATGGTTTTACCTGCACCAGTGGCAATCTCTTGTATGCTCTGTGGATGTTCGATAAACTTGTTTAATGTTTCAACTTGATAGTCTCTTAATTCAATTGGTTGTCCGGCCGCCGGATGATTCACTGGCCATTTTATATGTGATAGATAATCTTTGTCCACTGCTTTGAATTCAAAGTTGTGTTGTTCTCTTTGATCTACAACATCTATGTACACACCACCTTCGTCTAGTATAGGAAGTATTTGGTCGACTAGGTTTAGATAAGTTGTGCCACCTAGACCAAAGAAACTAATCTTACCGTCCCACCTACCCAGCTTTACTGCTGGCAGATGTCTAGCATATGGTATTTCATATTTGAATTTATTAGAAAGTCTCTTCCTCCATTCGAGAGATAGATTCTCGAACTTCACATTTACTTCGTCTTTTATTACTAATTTACAACTGCTCATTTTTAAAGTTTTATTATAATATGATCATGATAATCCCAACTACTCGGTTGGTGATCACTATAATACAACTTTTTTGGAAGATTTTCAAG